TTTTGCCCGTGATCGAGCCTCTTCAAGGGCACTTGGCTCTGGATCACACATGTTAATATTCACCCCACACTTGTGCCATTTCTGAAGATCACCACCGAACCCACACCCGACATCTAGAATATGTTGTCCTTTATGTGCTACACTTTGAATCAACATTCTCTTAGCATCATTGTGATTCTTTCGAATCTCTTCCATAGTTCTTATTATTCATTCCCCTTTAAAAGACTTAGGTTTTGCATTGGCTTAAAGTTTTGCGTACCCATGTAGATATAATGTCTCTTGAAACTGACTACACCACCGTACCCGGACAGATTTTCGCTTGCCTTTCTATTATTGGTCCCGAGGCGCCCCAGAAGAACGATAAATTCGGCATCAAAATTCGTGGTGCTTTTTCGACTCGAGATGAGGCGGCCAACCACGCCAAGCGTCTGCAGAAGGAGGATCCCACTTTCGACATCTACGTTGTTGACATGTACAAGTGGCTGTTGATTCCCCCAGACCCAACGAAGATTGAGGATGTGCATTACACCAACGAGAAGCTCGAGGAGATCATGACTGGATATAAGGAGAATCAGTCACAGGCTGCTCGTATGTTCCAGGAGCGCAAGGCAGCGATGACTGCCGGTGCGAATCATTTCACTCCCGGTGATGAGAACTCGAAGTTTTACACCAAATCCGATGAGCCACCGATCGCTCACCCAGCCGAGGTTCTCGAGCGTCTCAAGAAGGATAAGCCTGATACTCCCATGGAGGAACTCGTCAAGGAGGCTGATGCCATTGTGGCTGCTGAGATCGAGGAGCGCCAGAAGAAGCGTGCGGCTGATGCCGCCGCGTCCACTGATGGTAAACTTGATGAGGTAAAGGAGGAGGGGGAACCTGAAGTTTCGTCTGCGTAAATAATATTAATATATAATAAACAAAATGATCAAGATTATCGTCACGATATTCTTGGTTAGTGCTTTCTTTATTTTGTTTTTTAATCCATCATTTGAATTACAAAACAAAATGGAACCTGAAGCTAGTACAACTGCTGGTTTTATTGAAGATACCGACGATGCGTTTATTATTCCGATGTATCCAACTCAGTTGATTAAGATGGATAGCACGGGTAAAATTGCTCCTATATATGGAGATATTGGGACATTTGTTCCATACTCAAGCGTACCTGAGGATCACTGGCTGCATGGTTTTCCCCATAAAAAAACCTAAAAGGAATACGGCAAAAGCGATAATCCAAGTGGATTTATCAACCTTTTCAAATAAATCAAACTTATCATTGTGAGGTGTGGGTGGAGGAGGCTGCATAGGATAATCCATATAATAAGGTGGTTCCTCCTGTACAGGCTCTTCATTCTTATCATTATTTAAAGGATCCATGTTGGGGTTATATTCAATGGGGTTTCCAATATCCGTTTCCATTTTCTAATATAGTTTTTGTTTTTTTTAAGCATCTTATTCCTCACTTTCACTCTCATCATCGACGATGAAATCCTTCAAATTTCCATGTTCATCAGCATCACTATCATCACTCTCATCACTCTCATCTGAATAACACTCATCTTCCGTGTCCAAATCCGAATCGAAATCTGTATCGTGTTCGTCTGGGGAATAATCGTCGGTTAATTCCTGTTCGGTAGGCTTAAAAAGTTTAGGTTTCTTTATCTGGCGTCCAGATCGTGTGATCATTTAACTCTTTTTAGACATTACTGTTTAAGTACCTTTACAATGTCTAAGTCTAAACAATGAGTTCTACCTGTATTATTTTTACAATGAGGACATTTTTGTTTGATTTCTTTCCCTTTTATAACATATGACATTACCACTTCTTCGTGCATACCCTTGATTGTCTCACAGTAATTAGAATTTGTCGATGCGACGATATTTGTCTTCTCTTTACTGATAGTCATGATACATAAATCATCTGGTCCACTCATATTCTTTTTTATGAATGTTTCGAGTAATAGTTTGGCATCTCCGCAATTCATTTGAGGTTTTTTCACACGCTTTTTAATTTCTGGACACTTTTTGATGTCATCCTTTTTAGGGTACAATCGTTCTACTATGGTATTTGGAAGTTGATGTCTTCGTCCACAAAAGTCTTTGCAGAAACCATCTCTCCGACCTCTCAATGTTTCACAAAGGCAAAAACATTTTTGAATGATTGTCTTTCCACTGACGATGAACCAAACGTGATTTGAACCATGTTCCCGCTTAAGATTTTCACAGTATTTTGAAGTTGTAGACACGAGATACGTATCATTTTTTTTGAATACCTTTGGAATATATGCTTGCCCCTGTCCCTCCATATTTTTGCGTATAAATTCTTCAATCATACCCCTGAGTTCATCATCACGAACTTCATCCTTTGTCTGTGTAGCGGTAAAAGATCCCTCTTTTAGAACTGTAGATGGTGGTACGACATGTGTGGTTTGGGGTTCATTCGTGCGTACCACAGCCATTTTCAAAATATCCAATGATGGATCTTGACCGATGCGCATGATAGAACTCAGAGGTCCGTGATGATACACATAAATGGGGAGATATGGGAGTTGATCAATTTTACCCCTCTCACACCCTGAGCATCCTCTTCCATCACATGCACCATGTTTCGCCTTTTTATGCGACCATGGTATTCTGAAACCACTCCCCTTTGTTTTTCGACTGGCATTTCCATATACAGCAGCATCTATGATTTCATTCCAATCTGTTGTTCTTCCTCTAGCCTTCGATAATGCAATTAGAATGTGTTCTCGAAGTGCGATCGCAGAATCTTGATCTACTACAAATCCTGGCCAATTCATATGAACACCAGTCTTTGTGAGTTCTCCGCATGGTTTGGGTGGTGCTACTGAGATGAGACATTCTCGGCCACCGTGTCGTTTCACTTTGTCACATATGATTTTACAAATGTCTTTGATTTCATCGAGAGTGAGGGGTTCTCGGTCCTTGTAGTCTATATCGACAAAGAAGTTATACCTCTCACTCTTTTGTTCAACAACGTAGAGACGCTCCCCACCTTTTATAGCTTCGATGTACTTTTCATGAAAGCTGTTCAATTTATCAAATGGCACGGAAAGGACACCACCGTCCATGAGCACATGTGATAGATTGGTTGCATGATTGAAATTCTGAGTTGCACACCAACTCTTAAACATATTTACTTATTGATTCTACTCTCTAAACCACCTCATACACGATACATCTTGAAATTCTTTACCCTGGGAAAGTTCTTTCTTTATAGTTAAGAGTTCATATACCGTCTTCGTCTCATTTTCCTTTATCCATTCAGAAATCTCCTCTTCACAAAAGCCTCTATTTTTTTCAAGGAGTTCTGCAACCTGACGTAAAATGTAAGCCTTGGACTTCATTATTTAATAGAAAATGTTTTTCTATTCAAAGAACTTATACACGCGTAAAATTGTGGATTCTTAATCACATTATCTATGATGAGTTTCCAACGCTTTCTTGAGTTAAACTCGTCGAGTGTATCATAGCTCATGAAATCATTTTCATCATATGTTTTCTTGATGGGTTGTTTCATAAATTTTTTAAAATTAGTCTTGTGCTTTTCTTCATAGAATTTCTTAATTTGACTTTGTTGTTCCATTCTCGAATAATTTACGAAGAATATAAAGACGTTATATTCGAGATCAACAGTTGGACTTTCCTTGACAGTAAACTTAAATTCGGTGTATTCACCATTTTTTAGGGAAACCACACCTCGAGTCTCTTCCTCGAGTTCTCTGAGGGCACAACGGAGTGGATTGAATATTTCTCTTCGCCTACATCCACCTGTAACAAATATCCAATCTTTAAACCGATAGTCCCTCACCGTGAGAAATCGTGGTTTCCCATCAGTGAAGCTAACCGGTACAGCTATAGCTTTGTATTTTTTCATTGCGCATTCGCAAGTTATAATAATGTAATATGTTTATTCCTCGGATTTTTCCTCCTTTGGTTCTTCCTTTTTCACGGGTGCTGGTGCACTCAACTGCTTCACTACCTGAACCGAAAAATCTTTGAACGAGTTCATCTCCTCCTTGGTCTTGTTGAGTTCCTTGAAGAGGAAAATGATGCCAGCTGCACATACAATAGTGGCGAATAACATTAGAGTGTCACGGTTGACGGGAATCATATACTTTTATGAAGTGTTTTCTTTTTAAGCAATTACACCCATCATAGTCTTCCCTGAAGAGGGACACTCATAGGGTGACTGAGCGAATTGGACGGCTTCGTAATGCGCGTTTTCACAAGATTTGTCTGTCGGTGATGTAGGCTGACCGATAAACTTTTCGAGTGTCCTGGACTTAGGATCGTACGTCAATACAAAAACGATGGCGAGGAGGAAAATAATCTTCCAAAACATAGTTATTATTTAGTTAGAATATAAAAGACCACCCATACCATTCTCAATGCGGAGAACGTTGTAGTTCACACCGTAAATATCCTTATCACAGTTGGCAGTATCATTGATGATACGAGCCGAATCGAGACGGGAGAAGTTTAGGGAGCCAGTAGGCTGAAGCTTACCAGACTCGAGGCAAAATGGATAGAAGAAGAGTTTGGTGCCGGGGGAAGAGTTGCCATGCGAGGTGTGGTAGTAAAGGGGGACTGTGGTGAAGTTAGGATCAGCAAACTTGTAGTCTGCCACATCAGTACCATTGATTTGGAGCTTGAGTTTATTGCCCGCGGTACTCACCATGGTGACCGCAGAGGCATCACCGGCGGCGAGATACTTAACGGGGTGGTTGAAGTTGAGTTCCTGAATCTTCGAACCAGAGGCAATCGCCTTCTGGACCTGGGTCATGATCATGTTCTGGGGTTGAGCAGCGAACATCTCACGCTCTTGGGTGTCAAGGTAAGCGTAGTTGGCATAGACTTCCCACTTGGAGCCAGCAGCTTCGGTGGCCCATGTGATGCGAAGCTCGACATCATGATATTGGAGGGAGATGAGGGGGAGAGCCGACTGCCAATTCTCACAGAAGGAGAAGCGGAGGGGATAAAACTTGACGGAGCTGGTGCCGTCGTAGAGACCACCAGAGACCGCCTTGGCAGAGGAGTAGGCGGAAAGGGTTGGGGCGATGAGGGTGGAGTACACAGAGTCCTGGTCATCAATCACTTGACCCCCCACTAGGAGTTCCACCTTGGAAATCACAGTCGTCCAATCAGTAAAGGCATTAGCGGCAGTACCATCACCCTTGATTGGCATGAGATAGACGTACCCGAGCATATCACCCTTGCGCTCGAAGCGGACGGTGGACATACCACCGTTCGAGACGTTGCCCTGAATGACCTGACGCTCGACAGTTTGGGAAAAATTTGTATGACGTTTGTAGGTGGAGCGGAAGAAGCTCACCTCGGGCTGACCGACGAGGTGTACATCCTGAGCACCGACGGCTACGAGTTGGGCAATACCACCAGACATTTTATAATATAGTGAGAGTTTATTTTTAAGCATGGACATCTTACAAATCTGGATTGAGATTTGTAAGAAGTTTAAATTTTTCATGTACAAGTAAATGTGTTACTAGGGAATTAGCCACAATGATACGTACAACCAACAAATGCCGCCTTATAGACATGATTGGCTTCATCTGTGATATTGCCATCGGCATCGAGGTATCTAATCTTATAAGCCTTTTCTGTAGCACCGGATGGGTCATCCTCCCATTGGATCTGACCGTATTCATCCAGGACATTCACGAGTTCTCGGCGGACTTCACGTTCTAAACCGATTTTGTACTGTTTTCCATACTCCTTTTTAATATGTATATACGTGTTTTCAGTAACCTCTGTAAATGTAGACTGAGTATTCGAATCAAGAGTTTCGTATTGGTTTACATCGATATCATACTCTCCGTTTGAATATCGTGTATTAGTCAATATTTTTCTATTTTCCGGTTCGAGATTTAAGTATTCCTCTTCGGACACGTCCAATTCTTCCGTACTGACCCAATATTCCACATCTCCAAGTTCTTGCTTAAGTTTTTTAATAGGTTGTGTTACTGGATTGAAATCACAATCCATTGTGATTTTGGCAACTGTGTAGTTTTTAAGAGAATCGGAGTTTTGTTTTTGACCGTACCCCGCTACGTTGGAAGTGGTGATGTAGTCACCCGATTCAAGAGGA